GTGGTAACTCCGGTTATTAATCCACCTGCTCCGCCGCCTGCTCCGTCGTCGTAAAAGTTTCCACTACCTCCACCACCGCCTGCCACTATTAGATATTCTACTCTACCGGGCCTGGTTACTGTGAATGTGCTGTTTCCTGTACTTCCAAACACATGGACTCGGTAAGGAGTTCCTTCAGTAACAATGTCATACACTGCATTTCCGCCTGTGGCAGTTACGCTAGGTGGTCCAGCATTTTGCCAGCTAGCCAATACAGTATCGTATGTTTCAATCTGTCCTAGATCAGAGTTGAATCGTGTTTGCCCCTGTGCAGGTGTTGGTCTTGCTGCTGTGCCACCTACAGGCAATCTTAACGAATCGCTAGTAGTAACAGTTGTATTTTTTAATATGGCCATATTACCTTATACCTTTAAATACATCAATTTTAGCAAAATGCGCCATTATTAATCCTTTTTTAATTTATTTTTTAGTGAATTAATTTCTTCTTTGAGTGTTTTAATAGATTCCAACAAGTATGCACCCAACTTGGTATATTTGATACCATGTGGCTTACCGTCGGCATCTAGACTGACTAGGTCTGGAAGAATTTTATAAACATCTTCAGCAATCAATCCAGCTTCGTGTTCTTTGTTGTCTTTACGATCGTATGTTACCCCAGCCAATTGCATGACCATATCCAATGCATTGGTTATAGGATTAACGTTTTCTTTGAACACAATACTGGATGTTTCAACAATGCTTGTGGCTGTCATTTGTCCGCTGATTCCAACGCCACCAGTAACAACTAGTGTACCTGTAGTTGTAGATGAAGATGCTACTCCATCAGTCATCAACACTGATGCTGTAGCTTTGGTAGCATTGCTGGTACCACGTATGGTCACTGTTGCGCTGGCTGTACTAGCACCGCTGAGGATAGGAAATAGCATTTCGCCGGTACTGGGTACAAATGACAAGTTTGATCTAGCCAGGGGATTTAATGTAGTAGGTACCGATCCTGCATTGGTGCCAAACAAGGGGTAATGAACAACAGCAGTTGATCCTGGATCACCAACCGCAATGCCGCTGGCAGCACTGGTCCAAGTTAAGTTACCACTAGTATCAGATGCTAGGAAAAATCCGTTAGTTGCAGATACAGAACCAGGCCAGGTAATGGTATAGTTACTGGCCATGTTGGCCGCTGCGTGTTGAGCAATGTAGTTAGCACCGTTGCCGGTTGCTTCCATCAATCGCAAATCACCCTGGTTAGCAATGCTGATATCGCCAGTGAGCATAATATCAGCATTGACCATGACTGCACCTGCGCCATTGGGATCTAGAGTTAGATTACTGTTTGGTTGAGATGTTGTCAGTATAGCACCGTTGGCCTGAATCTGACCAATTGATTGTAGTCCAATTGTTTGACCGCTTGTTCTTCTTCCCATGATCTTCTACCTTATGCTGTTGATGTTTCAATACCATACACAACTACACTCAGTGTGGGTGTTGCTGTTGTAGTCTGTACCACAATTAGTTTTCCAGGGTCCATTACAATACCTGTACGTTCCAGCACACCGTTGGCTACTAGACTTGAATCAAATTCGATCCATTCGTCTGCAGATGGCTCTGCTGATGTGGACACAGCCACTCGTATCAGTGCTGGTCCTGAACTGTTTCTATTTACTATGTTAACTGACACCACTGAAAACGTAGCAGCCGGCACTGTGTATGCCGTTGTTGCTGTTGTTGTTGTGACGTTAGCTGTTCCTAATCTTCCTGTTGCCATTATAAAATCTCCGTTTAATTATTTAAAAAGTAATTCCAAGCTACTGGGTAACCCCGCACTCCGGCTTGGAAGTTAAAGTTAGCTTTCATCTGGATCGTTCCACCTGTAGTGGTTGTGATTCTTGTGCCTGCAATTTCAATAAAACCTGCTACTAAACTATTTACGTTCAAACTGGCACCACCGCCACCAATCTGTGCAGAAATGTATGATCTAATAGCTCGCTGTGTTGCTACAACGTTGTCACTGTTGGCTGTCAAGAATGGGTCTGTTGAAAACTCAGTAATTGTGGCTGAATTTCCACCTAGTGTAATATTACCTAAACTCAATTCTGACAAGCCAGCAATGTTGAACGCATCAGCGTTCAGCGTTGCAACACCAGTTGACTGTTCGATACTGAACAAGGATCCAACGCGGAAGTTGCCGTCCTGGTCAGTTGACGTGTAGAACACTCGTCCGCCATTGTTGTCTACCGTTTCGTTTGCAGGTACAGTTACCTGTAAAGGAATTCCTGGATAGTTGGTCTCCACAAAGTTACCTGTACCAATGTCTAGGAAATCGTGTCCTGTTAACCGTACTTGACTGTATCTAATACGAGTGGTAATTCCAGTAGCAGTTGGGGGAGCATTAAACACACTCATAGTTGGAGACAGTTGGAAGAATGCAGATCTAGCGCCATCGGCTGTTCCACTTTCTGACAATACCTGTACCAACTTGTACACTACATCGGGCTGAGTAGCAAAGACCACGTTGGCTCCTGCACGTGGAATACCTGTTAGTCTACGTACTCCCACGAACTTACCATCTTGGAAGTTGTCAGCAAACCCATCACCGGAATCTTGTTCAACAAACGCAGAATCAAATCCTGTACCTCTGTTGACAAAGCTCACATTGGCCAGTGCTCCGTTACCTGTTCTTATCTGCGTAGGTGCTTCAAACAGATTGTTTGGGTCAGTAATTGTGATAGCAGGAGCAGCTGAGTATGCTGAACCTGGATCAGTTACTCTGATTGCAAATATCTTGTTAGACGCCACAAATGCTCGGGCTTTGGCAGTTGTTCCAAGCACAGCACTAGATGCTGCTGTAGTTGATGCGGACGGAATAACAGTCCAAATACCGGACTGGCTTGGATTGCCTTGTACAGCAATTCTTGCACCGGTACCTGTAGCTCTAGTGATTGCTCTTGTTGTCCAGTTAATACCATCTTCCGAACTGACCATGTTGTTGCTGGTGGAGTTGGTGGCAGCAAAGATGCCTTGACCGTATCTAACCGCTGTGACTGTTTGATTTAACCAACCTGCAATGCCGATACTGCTCCAGGTCACTCCGCTATTTACAGAGTATGCTGGGCTTACTGCACCATCGCTAGACACCGCAACAAATATGTTTTTACCATATGCTATGCTGGTCCAGGTTGATGTTGCTGGCAATGCTCCGCCGGCTGTCCAGGTTTGTCCACCGTCTGTACTGCGTCTAGTAGTTGTTGCCCCTGTGGCAATTGCTATAAAGACACCCTGTCCGTACACTAAATTGGTAAATGTTCCGGAACCTACAGATCCACCTGCAATCCAAGAAACGCCACCATTGTTGCTGTATGCCGATGCACCTGTGCTACCCAGCACCATCCAACGGGCATTATTGGCATATCTTCCGTAAGCAATTCTTACAGCAGTTCCTGAAATTCCGCCTGGCAATGCGCCACCTGAGGCCCATGTAACTCCACCGTTAGCGCTGTATGCATTCACTGTGGTGCTTGACGATACAGCTACCAAGTGACTAGCTACAGGTGTTGCAGTACCTGTGGTTGACCCGCCTGTTCCTGTGGCAACAAAATATGTCCCCACTAGGTTCGCACTTGCACCAATGCTTGTGAATACTGTGTTGCCAAGTGAGGTAATAATATAACTTCTACCTGTAACAAAACTTCCTGCAGTTTCGATAGCTGTTAATTTACCAGCGGCTACTGAATTCCATAGCGATGTACTTGGAAGCGCTGTTGCTGCGCTGGACCATGTAGTTCCGTTTGTGCTATAATTGACATCTCTTGATCCGCTTGCTACAGCAACAAAGTTTCCACCTGCGCCCACTCCAGTAAATTCAAATGCTACAATTGCTCCTGTAGTTGCATTTACCGCGGTAACTGTAACGGTGATGTTGTTGGTGCCGATTCCGCCTAGGCTGGTTCCTGCAAGTGTAAGAGTGTTTAGTCTTGCATATCCTGTACCTGCTGCTAAAATATTAACAGCAGAATACTTGGTTCCTTTTCTGGCCACTGTAAATGTTGCACTTGCTCCTGCTCCACCTGTTGCTGTTACAGGAGTATATACTGCAAATACTGGAGCATATGCTGCGGCTGTGTAAGTCTGTGCAGAAGCCAATGTTCTACTTGCAGAACTGTAGGTAGGAGCAGTAAATGACACACGTGGCTCAACTAGATAAGTTGAACTGGCATCTGGAGCAACAATTGCTGTTCCAGGAACCAAGTGATCCCATCCTGCGCCACCTGTTGATTCCTTTGTTACCGTGGCAACTTTAGTACCAGCAGTATACGTATCAACTATACCCACTTGGCCTACACCTGCACCTGCTGTAACAATCAACTTCATGCCAACATAAGCGCCGGAGATTTCATCATCCACAGCTGACAGTGTTAATGAACTAGTAGTTCCAATCTGCGCAGTGTTTGCATTGCTGATATATCCAATCCCGCCTGCGTTGCCGTCTGACTCCGGAGCGGTTGTTGAATCATCTACGTTATCAATCAGTCTAACTTGATAAACAGCTCCGTCGCGGAAATCGTCCTGTTCAGTAACAACACCACCGCCACCGCCAGATATGGTCCAGGATACTTCGGTATAGTCTGATCCAGCATTGTTGTATTCAAGCTGCCAAATCCTATCAATACCGTCTGTAATTACTGATCCCACTGTGGCATTAAACGCGGTGTTGTCCACTTCGCATAGGATTGGTGTTTCTGTAGCGTCAAATCCTTCTGCTACAGAACCAAAGTCGCCATAGGAATTGTTACCGTTTGTACCACGAATACGTCCGCCGTTTTCTGACAAGTAACCAATGTGTGCATAGTACGAGAACACAGATACCAACTCAGCACGTCCATTGTTGGTTACCCAGGCACCAATACCATCACTAATAATCTGTGTGAAGTCATTACTTACGATGGAATTATTACCACCGTTGTGTAATGCGCCGTCAATTTTTTGTCCAATTGCAGCATAGCCAAATGTTGCCACGTTCTGTACATATGGCGAACGACCAATAATCCAGGCACGGAAGTCATCTGGACCCCACCCTGGATCAAGTGAGCAGTAGGCACCTGCACTTACTCTGCTGGTGCCAAATGCGTTTGGTGCTAACAAGTCGCCTGTTAGGCCTTGTAGTGTCATGTTACGCACACCGGTACCGTTGCGTAGATAGAACATGTCTTCTTCTAACGAACCCGTTACTGCGTTGGCGTAATATCTTGCTGCCAATCTTGATTTGTAATTGCCTGGATACTGTAGATCAAATTTTAACGCATCGATATACGTACCTACATCACGCATGCAGGCAGCCGAGTCATAATACAGGCTTATTGTCATGCTGCCGGTAGGAGAAATAATCAACGGACTAAATGACGTATTACTATTTCGTGTGGTAGAAATTTTAAATGTTGTGCTACTTACTACATTTTGTATGTAGTAGACAGTTCCTGCTGATATACCTCCAAATACTGTTCCTGTAAATTGTATGGCTGCATTACGTTGCATCCAGCTGGTATCAGTACATGTGAACAAGTTAGTAGAAGATGACGCCGTGGTTACAGTTGTAGTATAAGTTGCACCAATATATGCTGAAATCTCAGCAGCAATGTATGGTCTATTACGCTCTAACTGTAGTCTTGCATGGTCAGCTGTACTAATTTCTGTTTGGCAAATTGATCCTTCGTTAGTGGCACCGTATACAATATCATCCAGTGTGGTCATTAGTGCTGTAATACGAGCCTGTGCAGTGACATTACCGCCCACGTTGGCCAGAGCCTGGGTGCGTACATAACTGAATGCCGCACGGGTTGCTGTCTTTTGATTTAAACTAAACACATCGCTAGCACTTGCTCTCAAGTAGGAGTAAGCAGCAGTGCGTGTTAGGCTATTGCTGTTAAACATGAAGTCAAACATCACAGCTTCAAGAATCAATCTAACATCACGTTCGCACTTTGCACTGTCGTACACCAGCGTTGGATATGTTGTTGTAATAAATGACGTGGCACTGGTAACAATTGTTTCCTGTGCTGCATCTAGTGTCTGCGCTGCTGTGATCAATGCTGTGGTTGATGTTACAGCATTGGTAGCTGTTGCATAATCAATAACTTCAAAGTCTAGATCCAATCCAGTACCGTTACTGAACGATGTCAGTGTTGCTCCACCGTATGTGGCTGACAGAGAGAATGTGTTGGTTGCCACTGCTGATACCCAATATTTTACACCGGCTGTTAGGCCCTGGGCTGTTGTTCTTGGTACAACTGCATCGCCTACCAGCATGCCATGCGCTGCTGAGGTAAATGTGTTGTTGGTAGCAATGGTGGTAATGTTGATCTGCGGTGTCAAGCTGGCGGTTGAATCGCCCTGAATGATGTTGATGATGACGTTAATTAACGAACCAACTGCGGTATTTGCATTACTTCCGCCTGTTAAGTAAGTCGCATCGGTCCATTGTGTTGCAGCATTGCCGGTTGACACCGTTACCACAGTGTTGGCAATGATCTGTTGCATCACAGTTGTTAATCTACTGTATGAGTCAGCAGTGGCAGCAATTTCTGTACTGTCGATTTGTAAGTCAGTGCTGTTGTTGCCATCAAAGTAGGCCAATCCAGCTGTCAGCGTTTGATACTTTCCACCGTAGGTCAAGTCATAGCAAACTGCATCTACAATAAATCCAATGTCTCTACGGAACTTGGTTTTAGAATACTTTACATTGGGATAATTAACTGCAATGTAGGCAATGATTTCGTCTTTCAAGAAATCTTTGTTTTCTCTCAACAAGGTTCTAGCGCTTTTGTATCCTGCTAAAAATCCTACGTTGTATCCTACAGGATCTGTTACAGTTTCTAGTGTGTTGGTACCAATGCGGAAATCAATCTGATGCTGCATGGTTCTAACCAAGCGCTGAATATCTGTTACTTCTAGTGCACTGGCGAACGGAAACGCAGAACTTTGTGTTTCAATATTTCCAGCAGTTTCTGCAACATTGGTTCCAAGAATGATCTGACCCACTACAGTTTCTAATCTGCTTAATGCGCCAATACTATAGCTAGCATCGTCTTTGCTGGTTACGCTACCTGCAGGTCCGGCATTTACTGAACGCTTTTCGTCGCCCACTAGTGCTGTTTCTGCTGCCACGATGATTGGCAATGTTTCTCTATACTGCCCAGTTTTGATATTGATAGTGTTGTTAGGTACACGTCTAGCTGGCAGATTAGCAGTTTCAAGATCTGTCAACGCGGTAATAACTATTCCTACCAATTCAGTAACGTCAGCAAAGACTCCTGTTTCGGCAACATAGTCAGTGTCAACATACTGTGTGACTATTTCAGTAGTCTGATATAATGCCATGGGCTCAGTATTATTTAACACTGCATCAACTACTTCTAACATGTATGTGTATGCAGCAATGCCTACTTCTGCTTCTGCTGGTAAAGTAACATACGAAGTGTCTTCTTCAGCAGCTGAAAACTCTCCAGCTTCGCCAAATGCTCCCAACAAACTAAATGCAGCGGCACGTACTTTTAAATTTCCACCGTGTCCGATGTCCCAAATTAATCGATCTATAATAAATCCAGCATCTCGCGCACATTTGGCTTCAAGGTAACTGAGATTATACCAAATACTAGTTGGATCAGGATTTGTAGTGGTAAATTCTAATACTTGAGCATTGATCCAACTGGTAACTTCTCGTTGTATAAACGCACGATTCAATTCCAGCAAATATTGTGCATCGGGATTGCGTGGACCTTGCTCTACCTGCTCAGCAGCGTAGCGAATTGTTTTCCAAGGCTTGTCTAAGCTAGCTCCACAATCTGGATATGGACGATCTTCGCCGCTTGGTGCAACATAATACACATTTTCAATTTGTCCCCATGTTACCCATTCCGGAATGCCTGCCGAACTTACACGTAGTACTTGTCCTTCTGTTCCTACTGGCAAGCGTGTTGGTCCGGCTCCGCCTTGATAAACCATGTCGCCTACAGTGGTCAACACTGACAGCTCATTGCCTATAGTAAGCACATTCCAATAGGTACCGGTAACGTCTAGATCAGGGCGGCTTAGTGCCTGTCCGCCACCTTGAATGCCTACTGTTGACCCATCGTCGCCTTCTGATCTATGTGCCAGCACACAGATATACGAATTTGCAGCGTACTTTACAGTATCGCCTACATTGTATTCCGCATCATCAGTCCAGTCACTTCTCCAGTAAATACCGTGCGACACTGCTGACCAGTATGAACTGTTTGGTGGTTCTGCTGACACACTAGCTGTCATTGTGCCAGCTGCTGTGGATGCATTGAATACTGCACCGCCAATTGTGGTGCTGATAGTAAATTCTGTGGAACTAATTACCTGTTTAACATAATATCTTGCAGTGGTAAATATTCCGCCAAATGTTGTTCCTGTAAATCTCACACTCATACCTGCTACCATGCCGGCAGTGTTGACAGTGGCAAATCTTTCTGTAACTCCGTCTACCGCAGTAATTGCATAGCTATTGCTTGGGCTATCTGCAATGGCCAAATAGTTGTAACCGTTTAGCTTGACAACTTCGCCAATCTTATATGGTACGGTGTTGGCCCAATCGTCTCTGTAGCTTAGACCTTCGGAAAATAGATCCCAATCGACAGTTCCAACTAGAGGATTTGAGTTAGTATTTTGTGTTTTTGCTACATAGTTGTTTCCGCCGTAGCGTACTACATCGCCTGGTTGGTATGCTGTGGCCTCATTCCATGCATTTTCAAATTCAAAACCTTCAACATACTGTGCCCAATTTGCGGCATCGCCTGCAAACGTTGCACCTGCAGAATGCTGTGTAGTACAGATCCATAGCCCAGCACCGTATTTTACTACGTCATTTAATTTGTAACGAGCTAGAGTTGTCCAGGTACCTTGATATTCTTGTCCTTGACTAAAAACTTGCCAATCACCAATGTTGGCTTCTAATCCTAGAGAGGCAGTTGCAGCACTGGTGTGTCCTGTAATGCAGACGTAGTTGATACCACCATAACGTACTACATCATTCAACTTGTATCTGGTACTAACAGTCCAACTATCTTTCCAATCGGTTCCTTCGGCAAATTGATCCCAATCTGCAGAATTGTCTTCCAATCCCAAGGCAGCAGTAGCAGCACTGGTATGGCCATTTGTACACACGTACACTGTTCCGCCGTACTTGACTAGATCACCTTCCTCGTATGGCTGCGCTGTTGTCCAGTCTCCTGTCCATCGTTGCCCGTCACTCATCAAATCCCACTTAGTTGGATTAATGTCTAGATCTGTATTAAAATCAAGAGCTCCTGCATGGCCAATCTGACATATATATGTCTTTCCAGCATATCTTACAACATCGTCTTTGTAGTAGGTTGTACCGGTGACCCAATGGTCTTTCCATACAAACCTAATTCTACCTAATTTAAATTCTGCCATTGCTTACTCCGATTGTTAATATTTATCTTATTTAAAACTTCTGAAGAACATCGCCTGTCCTAGTATACTGCCACTAATACCAGCGCCGTTTCCTGAAAAATCTGCTAGTACCGGAACATCAATTGTCAGGTCTGCTGTGTTGTCTATTAAATTTGGTCCAACCTTTACAAGTCCTGCGTTGATACTAGGAGTTAATAAATCTTCTCCGCCTATGTTTAATCTAGAATTTAGATAGGATCTTACTGCACGTTGCGTTGGAATCACATTGTTGGAGTTTTGTAAGAATAGTCCATCCTTGCTAAATTCTCTAATAACCGCTGTTGACCCCACGTTGATGCCTGCCAGTCGTAATTCAGTTAGGCCTGCAAGATCAAAAAAGTCAGCAGCAATAGTGATAGTACCTGTGGCCTGTTCAACTGCAAACTGTTCGCCTGCACGGAAGTTACCATCTTGGTCAGTACTGGTATAGAATACGCGGCCGCCATTTAAGTTTTGTACTTCTTGGAAAGGCTGTGTTGTAAACCCGTAATCTTTGTAGTTGACAGGATAGTTTGTTTCTTCAAAGTTTCCTGTACCAATATCTAGAAAGTCATGTCCAGTAATACGAACCTGACTATATTTTTCTCTTATGAGAACTTCCATGTCGTGTTCAATATAATCACTTATTCTAGTACTAGGACTGACCTGGAATGTTGACCGAGTTTTTCCATTAGGTAGTAGCTGTTCGTTTATTCCTACTAGTACTGCTACAAAAAATCCAGTTTTTCCACCAATGTAAAATTGAGCACCAGGTCCTGGTACAAAGTCCAAATTGTCCACTGTGAGGAATTTGCCTACAGGAATAATATCAGCAAATCCATCGCCGCGCACAATTACAGCAGTTGTACTGGTTTTGTAAGCAGCGCCCTTGCTGATAAAGGTGGGCTGCGCCAACACTCCATCTGCCAAGCGTATTTTATAGGTAGGATCTAGAGTTTTGCTTGGGTCTGTAAAGGTAACAGTTGAATCAGCTACATAGCCACTGCCTGGTTCCCAAATTTTTATAGCAGAAACTCCTATTCCACCAACTACTACTCGACCCAGTGTTCTAGCGCCTGTGTGAATCTTGTTTATTTTATCACTAGTGGTCGAGGATGCAATTACCCAGGTTGGGCGACTATTGCCTAAGCTACTATCTCCGAGTGTAACATCTGGGTTTCCAAATGCCGCCACTGCCCATTCTAGTTCTGAAGCTGCTGTTCTTTCGGTCCATACTATACCGTCATACGATGTTACAATCCACGCGGTTGGACCTGTGGTTGGGTCTGCCCCAACTACCGCTGATCCGGTATCGCCTACTGCCACAAATACTCCTTGTCCGTATTGGATCTGTTTCCAATTATGCAAGGTTGACCCATCTTGTGTTGGCATTGTGGCTGGTAACCAATCGTTGCCATCAAAACTGTATGCAACATCGCCTGTAGTACTTATAGCAACAAATCGTTTGTTTCCGTAAGCAATAGACACCCATGTTTTTGGTGTTGAGTCATCAATAACATCCATAACTTCAATTTGCCAACTTATTGCAGTCCCGTTCCAAGTTCCCACAGCTACTGTATTCACTGTGCCGGCTATGGTAACAAATTTATCTAGGCCAAATGCAATATCGGACCAGGCATAGGTACTGGGTAACGTTGTAGCAGTCCAAGATGTGCCATTTATAGACGTTGCTCCAGCATTCAAGTTGCTGGCAACTGCCACAAACACGCCAGTGGCCACTGTAGAAGGTTTGCCGTACACCACCGCATTCCAGTTCCGTGAACTTGGCATAGTTCTTGCTGTCCAGTTTACACCGTTTGTGCTGCTAGCTGCTTGATTGGTTCCTGTTGCAATAGCTACAAATTTATTATCGCCTGCTGCCAAACATTTCCAGTTACCGTCGGACGGGAGATCAAAACTAGACCAAGTATCGCCGTCTGTGGAATATCTGCCAAAGTGTCCAGTTGTAGGTGTTAAAATAAACTTACCACTGGCAGCAATTAGCGTATCGTCTGGTATGCTAAAAGATAACACACTGTTGGTACTATCGTCTGATACCACTGTTACCTTAATAGCTATATCGTGTTCTGTACTGGTTCCGCCAACCGCAGCTCCATCGATCAATATTACATCTCCTACTGCGTATCCTGCTCCGCCATTAGATAGCACTATAGAGGAATACTTTCTGCCAGTTTTTATTACTGTGAATTGTGCGGCAGCTGGCACTACTTCAACGGTGCTTCCTGTTCCTACCTGCCCAGTTACTGCGGTAAATGTTTGGCTGGTTTCGCCATATGCTGCTGCGGCCCAGGCATTAGATGCATCCAGCGTAATTTCAGTTGCTGAATACTCAGGCTCACTAAATGTTGGTCTAGGTTCAATACGGTATCGACTTCCGGTGGTTAGCAGTGGGTTCGATGGTGTTCCTGGTATAATGTGATCCCAACCTGGCTGATCGTCACTTTCTCTATAAACAGTACACAGTTTAGTGCTTTCATTGTAGGAATATACGTACCCATATTGTCCTGTACCTTGGCCAGATGTAATCAATATTCTCATACCTAGGATGCCGGCAGCTGTTGCTGTTTCTGCTGTTGCAAGAGTTATTGTTAATACTCCGCCAGTATTTGCTTGATTTCCATATTGGCTAAACCCGCTACCTGCTGATAGTAGTTGACATTCGAACATGGCATTGTCGCGGAATTCTTCCTGAAAGGCTACTGCTCCTGCACCAGAACTAGTAATTACGTAGGATGCTGTGGTATAATTTTGTCCGCAATTTTTAAATTCCAATGCAAGAATAAAGTCAAGAATTTCTCCAGCAAATGCAGCGGTCACAATTGCTTGCTCTGTTCTAGTGTTGACTTTGCCAACTCTAACAACTTCGTCGGTGTTAAGCCCATCAGCTACTGCTCCAAAGTCTCCATATGAACTGTTACCGTTGGTTGCTCGTATAATACCACCATTTAGTGCAAACATTCCAATATGTGCGTAATATGAGAATACCGAGACTAATTCGCCGCGGCCACCGTTTAGCATCCAGGCACCAATGCCGTCACTAATGACCTGCGTAAAGTCATTGCTTACAATAGATTTATTACCGCCATTGTGCAGCAGACCATCAACTTTTTGTCCTATTGCTCCATAACCAAATGTGGTGACGTTTTGCACGTAACAACTGCGATCAATAATCCACACACGCTCGTCATCTGGCCCCCACCCTGGATCTAAACTCACAAATGCGCCGCCTGTGGGTATTTGATATGTTTCGCCTGGCTCCAATGGTGGCAGTGTTCCTTCCAATCCTTTTAACGACAAATTTCTAAGACCGGTGGTATCTCTCACGTAGAACATATCTTCTAACTGTGATCCTAATACGGCATTTGCATAGTATCTTCCTGCTAGTACAGATTTATAATTGCCAGGGTATTGCAGGTCGTACTGAACAGCGTTAATAAAACTATCAAAGTCTGTTAGCCAAGTTGCAGCATCAAATATGTACAAAGGATATGTTACTGCCATGAATGCAAGAACTTCGGCTTTGATAAACTCTCGGTTATTTTCTAAGATAGTAACGGTAGTTAATTGCCCTACACTGGCAGTAATTGTATTTGTGCTTGTGACTGCAGGCATGGATCCAGTTGCATTAACTTTGAAATCTATAGTATCAATAATACTAGCCCAGGCAGCATCTACTATAACAAACTCTGTGTTTGTAGCTGACAATTCAAAATTTTGAAGTTCAGTATTTCCTGCCGATACTGCTACAACATTGCCTTGGATAATGTCTTGTAATATTGTGCCAATTTTTGTCAATGTTGATAAAAAATATGTTGCATCGTTGGTTGATGCAGCACGCAATTCGTTAGGCCTAATAGTTGTAGATCTAAGTTCTTCTCCAACAACTACAGTTCTTGCAGGAACAATTAGGGGAAGTACTTCGTAGTATTCGCCAGTGCGCACAAATATCGTAGTTGTACCAGCAAAGTTATCATCTGCATGCTCTAATGCATATCGTACTGTACGATACGGTTTAAAATAATTTATTCCTCTATTGGCATCGGTGTTATTGTCTACGCCGTCCATAGCAACATAAAATACTCTAGCTATATTGCCCCATGTTTTGTAACCGATACTACCAGAATTGTCTTCTACTATCAGCAGTTGGTCAGCCTGTCCAATGGGAACTGTAGTTGTTCCAAACGAGCTGCCATCACCTAGATTAAATATCGTGCTGTCATCTTCCAGCACATTTCTAGTTAAATTATAGGTTATTAAATCTCCTAAAATTGTTAGTGCGGCATTTTGATCGCCAACTAGCGCAATAGACCAATAGTCGATTCCGTTACCGTTGTCACTTGGAAAATTTTCAAACGAACTGTTATGCGGAGTATTTGTGTAATAAACCGTGCCCTTAAAGTAGACTAAATCATACAAATTATAGTCTTCGTCAGTTCTCCATGTTCCTCGAAAATTTTGAGCTGCAATTTGTAGTTGCCAATTTGATGTATCTAATGGACGCAACGAGCTGTCGTCTGTCTGTTGGGCAATAAGACTAATCCATAGTGCTCCGCCACGTCTAACTACATCTCCCTCAAGATAGGTAGTTCCTGCACCAGGATCATACTCTCCTAAAAAATTAATACCCTTAGTGACCACAGTCCAGGTTGGATTCCCTTGTTCAAATCCTGCACTAGATCCCGGCTGACTATTGCTGTTATTTGCTGCTGCTACATACACCACACCGCCACGTCTAACTACATCGCCAATGGCATAATATGCTGTACTGTTCCATTCATTGTCAAATTCAAAACCAGAAAGATATGTAACAAAGTTAGCATCAACAATGATTGATGCAGCAGTATGTTCAACTGTGCATTTCAGTATTGAACCACCGTACTTTACTAGATCATTTTTTCTATATCTTGTAGATGCTTGGTAAACGCCCACATAAGAATAATTTTCTACAACTACATTCCATGTTTCAGCAGTACTGTCATTGTTGGTATCGTTGTTTCCAACAACCACACCATCTGATATCTGTCCAGATACGTGTTCTAAACTACACTGATATGTGTAACCGTTGTATCTAACCACATCGCCTATTTGATATCTAGTAGATGGGCTCCACTCATTTCTAAAATTAGAACCTGTGGCAAACAGTTCCCAGCTTATAGTGTCGCTGTTGAAGTTTGTTGAAGATACATGTGATGCTACGCAGATATAAAGGTTACCTCCAGCTATGACCAAATTGCCTGGTTCATATCTAACAGCATTAGTCCAGTTGCCTGCAAATGTTCTACCATCAGCCATTTTAACCCATGCTGGGCTTGGATTAATTTCTTCACCTTGTACAAAAGTTTGTGCATCATCAAACACATTACTATCATGCTGTCTAATACATACCCAGGCTGATCCTTGGTAGTGTACCACGTCATCTTTGTAATAGGTCACAGCACTACTGGACCACTCGCCTACCCAGTTGTATCTAAATCGTGTTATTTTAAACTCTGCCATTCTGTATTCCTAAATTATGATGAAATGCCGGTGGGGTATGTATACCCTCTGTTAATTCTCAATGTAAACATGCCATTATCATCCACATAGTAAAATAATGCTCTGTCGTCCCATTTGTACTGTGGGTAGTTCATGTTTTGATCTATCAGTTCGTGTTCTGTATCTAGTCCTTCAAAATAGTCCACTCCAGCTTCAAACTCAGTGTAGTCTTCTTCTCTAGGACCTGGAATATTTACATCATAAGAATCTACATCTCTAGACTGATCGCTTCTAGCCAAGAACAGCTCGCCATCCTGATTTCTACGTAGGGCGTACCAGTACTTGGGACTGTTCCCTAAACTTTCACTTGGTGTTGTACCTAAATAGTACGAGCTTGAAATTCCGGCCATGGCATTATCCTTATGATATTTCTACATAGCTGACTGTGGCATCAATGCTGTCAGCTGTGTTGGTTGTTACTCTTAGTGTTGTAAGTTCAGGAAGTATTAATTTTTCCCCTTGTGTTACAATTTTAACAGCAGTGTAGGGAGGAATAACTAATCCTTTTACATAATAAACCACTGTGGTATCTGCTCCTACTACCTGCACATCTACTACAACTGTATCGTATTCTGTTACGTTTGCAAGATTGCAACCGATGACAGTAGCACGAACTCCGGCACCTATTTCTACTACATTTGTTGGAGTAGTACCTACTTGTGTTACTAATGAATGTTTAAATACTGTTGGCATATTATATAATTATCCTAATGTTAACGCCCATGAAATTGCAATGTCTTCAGCTTGGATACCACTAACAGCTCCGCCGGAGCCAGCTGGACTTGCCCATGTTGCGCCGTCCCATATTTCAAGTGCTTTTGAAAACGTATTATACCTAGTCATTCCGACAACTGCATACGCAGTTGGACGTTGAGAATCATTTCCTACAGGCGGCACAAATCCGTTAGTGCCTTGAATTTTAAAATAACCTGTTCCGCTTTGAACAATTTGACTAACTGCACCTGCTACAACGTTTGTTATAACATTATCAACGATACGGAAGTTGCCTAATCTTACGCCACCTGCAC